ATGTCGCTCGGTTTCGCCTAGCTCTACCTTTGTGCTACTCTAGCGTACGTATTTCCCGACACGCGCAAATGAGTCGACCATAAATATCATAAATATGCCTAAAAAGCAGTAGAGTATGATCTCCTCTGTTACGTGTCCTGTTCTTTCGTCGCGTTGTTCTTCTAGAAGGTGTATCATGTAGTTTAGCTTAGCAAGCAATACATCGCGCTCGCTAGACTGCACAGCGTTCTCCTGGTACATCGGAACAGCGCGCGCGTAGTAATCGTCGATCCGGGTGTTTGCAAGGTCGTCGAACCCTTCAGCTGAGCAAGGCTCGTCCGTTCGATTGAGACTGCCCGCGGGCGCGGGGGTGGGCCGTTGAGTGTTGTCCCTCTCGGCTCGTCTCTCCGCTCCCACGGACTCTGGGTGCGGAACGAAATCACCGAGGCCGCTAGCTGCTCCTCCCGGTCTAGATTCCGCCGCGTCTCCATACACCGAATCCTTGAGCTCCTGCAAGAGCGACTGGTCGCCGCCCGGGGACTGCGGAGACGCTCTGTTCCGGTTCTTTAGGGTCTTAGCCTTGTTAGTGCCCCGTAAGGTCCCTCGGCCCACTTCGGTTGATGCACTGTTATTATTCTGGGATTCTTCAAGAGGAAACGCCCATGTAGCTAAAGACATTATCTATAGAGAATTCGGATATTATTATTTTACACCGTCGCCAAAAAATCTGTCTGTATGTATATAGCTATGTTGATGCGACTAATAGTCATGGTTCTGATCGCTATAGCCCTACTTTCTTCGGCTTCGTGCATGTTCAACAACGACGGTTCCTGCGACCGCTTTCTCGAGTCCACCGGAGGCAAATTAGCCGTCGTGGCGGTGGCCATCCTGGCTGCCAGCCAGCATCTTCTCTGCGGCCTCCTGGTCGCCCTTATATTCGTGATGGTCACGAACGTTCACAGGGATGGCTTCACAGACACCACTGGGGCCGAGGCTGACTTGGCAAAGCTGGACACGAACGTACTGTTGAAACCGCCGGCTATCAAGACCGCCTTCCGTGAGAAAGTGTGTTATCGTAAGCAATTCGCAGCCAAGTCCCCCGAAAACCAGAAACTCGTGACGCAAATGACGAAAGGTATGACTATGACCTTCCCACACGGGCCCTGCAATCCCTGTAGCGATGCGAGCGCAGGGTGCCATTTCGAAATAACGGACGGGTATGAGCAGCTCCACCCTGCCGCCACCCCACAGCCTGCGTGATTGGCGCATTGAATTAAGTATCTCAGTTAATTATATGAAACGTTCTCGACTGCACATAACCGGCGCGTTGATCGCAACGGTCGTTGTTCTGATGATGATCGTGCCCGAGAGCCACGGTGAGCGTGAGGGCTTTCTCAAAGCCATAACTGAGGGCATGCAAATGTTCGGCAAGTTTAATGCGTTGAGAAGAAAGATTAGGAACACGATAGATTCCATGAAGGAAAAGATCAAAGCATTGATACAGAAGATAAAGGACACCGTCATGGGAGCGTTTCACAAAGTTACTCACATGCTTTAAAAATAATATCTGCTCTTCTATTAGATGCTTTCTTACGTACAGTCGTCTATTAGAAGCCTGAACCAGAGCAAGTTGCTTCTCGGGATAGCTATGCTACTACTCAATGTGGGCGCCAAGTACGTCGATCTGCGTTTTAGCAAGACCCAGGAGCAGGCGCTTCGCAACGGACTCGCCCGTGAGATGATCATATTCGCTATCGTATTCATGGCAACACATGACATAGTGACGTCACTTCTCCTGACCGGCGCGTTCGTAGTCCTGGCAGACTACCTGTTCAACGAACAGAGTAGGTTTTGCATAATTCCGGGACATCTCCGCCGAATTGCTATGGTCGTGGATGCCGACGGCGACAATCGGATCTCTCCGATGGAGGAAAGAGATGCCATTGAAGTCCTGAGAAAGGCCGGCCTGCAGAGGCAGCGGCGGCAGCAGGCAGAGTTCATGGGCTACCTGCAAGGTGCTCAGTAAACCCCCCATAATCTTTTGTTCCAGTAGTATAAGATTATGGCAAAACGAATGCGAGACGCTGACCCTAGTCCATCAACGTCGCCCAGTCCGTCACCACCATCGTCCCCTAGGCGGGCCAGGAGGGGCCAGGACACCTCGCTAGGTCGAACGGACTCCTCTGAGACAGTAGGGGAGGCGGCGGGTCCGGGACTGGGAGACTTCTTTGGGCCTTTGGGAGCATTCTCTGTGGGTACCACGAGGCCTGGTGCCATATCTCCCGCGCGACGGCGAAAAAAACAATGTCAGCAACCGGTTCTGGCCTCTGATGAGGCGGCGAGTATTCCGGTCCTCCAGGCTTATCTTAATGTGTCGGGGAACCTGCAACCAGGCGCCGCGGCTATGAAAGAGTCCCTCAAAGGACAGCTCGTCCCATTCGTCCCGGCGATGGTCGACCAGACACTGAAGAGGCCAAACATATTCTTCATGCCGACCACCAAGCTCACAACTGCGGGATTGAAGGCTGAAGGCAGCGCACCCATGCAAGTACTCGACTCAGCCAGCTATTACGGCAAATTCCTCAAGGACTCAGCACCAGCAGACCCTTGCGAGCCAACTAGACCCAAGCTATTCGATAACGTTAAGCATAATCTTGACTACGTGAAAGGGCTATACCTACCGGTCGGCGGAAAGATCATGCTTCCCCAGATCCTTTCCGGAAGGGCCGGGGTCCAGGGCTACGAGCTATATCGGATCGATTCTGTGAGTCTTCAACCTCTAGAGCTTCCTGCATCGGCGGGCGCTTCGGACACGAGGCAGACCGTTATCTCCGACCTGCAGGAACGCCTCAGGGAAAGGGAAGGTATCTATGAAGAGGCGAGGCAAGCTCTCGAAGCCGTGAAGGACGTAAATGAAGGGCATGTCCAAGAGATCGCGCGACTAGACGATGCTATGGCGGTACAGAACGCCGATGTGGAAAGCGTGAATTCTCGCGTGAAAGCGAACAAGGAATTAGTAAAGAAGCTGTTGGACAGACTGACGCAACAGCAGGCAACAAACGAATCCCGCATGGGCGGTCTCCGAGCGGCGATCGAACAACTCGATATCAAATTCCCCGAACCTCGGGACCCTCTCCAGGAGAGCCGCTACACAAGAGAAAGGGACAGTCTCCAGGCACGCCTGAAAGGCCTGGGGGCTCTTCAGAGCAACTACGAGTACTACCTCGATGAAGATGGCGACATTAATTGGGGCAGCGATGATTTTGCACATCGCGACCGCGCGACTCAGACCATGAAGGAATACGCAGAAGCCAAGAAGGCGGAGAGTGCTCTTGATTCGGAGAGATTGGCTGCCACGGGCCGCGCTAATGCAGCCAAAGGCCAAGTTCGAGGAGCCAAGGTTAAACAGGGCGCTCAGGTTGCGAGCGTGGATGCCGCTACTAAGCGCGTGAAGGAAGCACGAACGGAACTGTTCAAAGCACAGGAGGAACTTAACGCGGCCAAGGGCGGGTGGCTCATCGACCGAGTCCCTGGCAGCGGCGGCAACTGGTGGGTAGTTACCAAGAATGGCTATGCGTTCCCGCGAGTTTACAACGCACTGTTCGACATCCGCGTGACCTATATTGGAGATGAAGGCGAAGGAGCGGAGAGTTTCTGGGGGCTTGACTGCGCGGGAAAGGCCGAGAGCCTCGATCGCCGGATCGGCCAGCTTATCGGCAGAAACCCGGACGCTCCGTTCAATGTCTTCAAGGAGTTCATCCAGGCGTACGAGCCACCATGGTCTCCATTCGCGTCTCCTGCAGCATTCACGAGCGATGGCAGACGGACTGCACAAACACCGGAAGCCAAAGCACAGCTGGCACAGGCTCGGCAGGCTGCACAACGCGACGACGCCCAGGCCCGAGCTATCCGATCCACCTTAGGACAGAGACTGGGAGCCGCGGCAGGTCACGACAGACCTCTCACTCTGAACGAACTCCGAGCCTATGGAGTTGCACCTGATTACAAGGTGCCTGTCCCATCCCTTTCGAACCAGGCACCGGCAATGGCCCCCAATACTCAAGGCATTGGTCTACCTGCGGTTGCGCCTCCTGGAGCCGGCGTCCCGCCAGCACAGCCGCTATTCCAGGCTGCCCCTCCCGCTCAGCCGATGGCGTTCCCGGCTCCTTCCCAACCCGCAGCGCAACCCTTGTTCCAGCAAGCTCCTCCTACTCAACCGCTGTTCCCAGCAGCTCCTCCCTCCCAGGCCGCTTTTCCCACCGCGGCCGGTCCTGCGGACCCTTTTGCACAGTTCTCCGCTCCTCCTCCAGAAGAGCCAACGTTCTTCAACCGTCCAGAACTTCCACAAGATCCTACGCCTCAACCCGAGAGCGTAGCGTCGCGCATCGGGACGCGTCCGGGCAGAGGAGTGCGCACTACCCAACCAAAGCTCGGTGTATGGGGCGGACGTCGCAAGACCCGGAGAAGAAAAGGTCATAGTCGCAGTCTTCACAGACGAAGACATTCTCGCCGGAAACCCTCTACAAGATGATCCGGTATGTGGTCAAACGACACTATGCGCTCGTTCCGGCGAAACGCTTCCCGGGCTCCGGGTGTAGCATCTAGTTTCGCCTCGAAAGCGGATCGGTCATGGTAGTACTTCGCTGCTGTTTTCGGGCCGCAGCGCGGAAATATGGCCGGGATGTTATCGCTTTTATCGCCACTCACGATTTTGCAGAACAAGTCCTTCGCAGGATCACCGGTGCACTGTTTGCTCATCGTGAGGTCGGTATATTTCAATGTGACGACCGTCACACGTTCGGACACCAGCTGGGCGTAGTCCATGTCGCTGGCTATTATCCAGATACGGGCTTGAGGATACTTCTTGAGGATGTGCTTCGTGGTGATCGCGATGCAATCATCGGCCTCTAGAGTAGGGTACGAGAGAACCGCATCTATCCCAGCTTCGCTGAACAATGAGTCGTAGCTGGCAGCGAAGAATGGAGATGCCATGATTGTGTCGTCCTTATCGCGTGTTGCTTTGTACTCGCTATAATGGGCGTTTCGCCAGATTGTGGACCTAGGACAGTCCTTCCCGACCATCGTGACGCACTGTCCAGACAATTTCAGCTTCTGGGGTATCTCTCTAAGCTTAGAGGCGAAGGTACTCTGGAACTTCTCGATGAACTCGGGGGCTTGAGACGGGTCCTTGGTTTCGCTACTCGCCATAGCATGCTTCCACCACACAAGCAAGGCGTGATAACGGAAGAACACATAATAGCTTCCATCCACGAGAATGAAGTTCATAGTCAATCTACGTAGGTTGGTTCTAAACACCTTTTTCAATTTTCGGTTAAATTTCCCAGAGCGGGTTCTTGCAACTTGCCTCTTCCATTGCCGTTTTGAAATCGGTCTTATTCCCAAGACTAAGATGGATGCTTGCCGACACACACACAGCCAGCTCCATCTTACTAAACGATTTATTGATGGCTAGGTTGTAGGGATGCAGGCACTGGCTGAACGCGAACAGGCCGTCTGGTCCCATATTGCTCCATTCCGGCTGTGATAGTGTTGCGGCAATATCGCGTTTCAGTGCAATGAGCCCCTCGCACCCCATGTTCTCTACTGTCTTCTTCGGTTCAACATAGGCCTCGACCGCGAGGTCAGCGAGCTCCACCCACCGTTCTTCAGCAATAAGGCGGTGTGCACTGTAAGCCGCGTTCTGTTCTTCTGGGGTCATGTCTCCCATTATTCCAAAGTCGATAATACCCAGGCGTTTTTCTTCCCCGCGCGCCATGAACCTAATGTTTCCCGGATGCAGGTCGGCGTGGAAGAACCGGTCAAAGAAAAGACACTTTGAAACATACCTGGCGAACAGAAGGGCGTATTCGTCCTTATCGGCCGTGGCTACCTCGTCGATAGTACACCCGTCTACATAGTCCATTACAATCATGGCTGGATTCACAGCGGTGAACTCAGGGTATACCACAGGA